TGTCGCACCCCTAACAATAGGGTGTTCACAAGCATACCACGTTAATTCTGTAACCGTGATACTAAAGTATTCAAGAAAAAGAAAAATAGTTATACAACAGTCAAACTCTCCCCAAACTCTTTGATTTGCAATAAAGGAGCCAAAAACTGAGGCCTACTATTAATTCTCGCTAAAAGTGGTCCAAACTGGGAGAAAATCTCAACCTGCCAGCAAGGATACACTATCTAAATGACAAACTTTCACTTAACGCACTTGAATATTAATTTTACTTTCACATCTAGCCAATTTAAACTAGAAAACACTTTTACATTAGTGAAATGATTATGGGGCGAACTGCGATTGCAGTGCCGTTGGCCCAATTGGACTAACTGACGTGGTAAAATACGTTGGATTCAGAAAGTTGTCAGGCGGCGCGACGAGCCAATGGTATGAGAAATCATCTCCAGCTGCTTTACACAAAATGACGTTGGGTTCAGGAGTGCTATTGTTAGTAACATCAACTACCACAGTGTTTTCAGGAGTGGACAAAGTCTGCTCAAAAAGAACATTGTGATAATACGGAACTTCCATATCAAGTTGGCAAATGGTACCACTACCAGCAAGTGAACGTATAACAGTTGTGGTTGGTAGGATCATTGTGTTCATAAGAGTTCCATTAACGCGTAACACTGCTGAGGGTAAGGATTCTCTACCAATGAATTTCATACGAACACTTCCACGCCAGAATCGAAACATCAAACCCCACATCTCCATGCCTATAATAAAGAAACCGGAAGCACGCTGCGTGTTGTACGTTGGGATAACACTTGATGATCCTCCATCGTGAGCTGGACCATACACGTTTGAATAGGCTGCTGAACCATAACATGTGTATTTATGTATGCACTCACGCACAGTTTCATACTCTTCACCAAATAACAACTTGTCTTGTTTGTAACCTTTCATAGTGGGATGAAAGAAATCAAACTCTTTATTGAAGTCTTCACGAGGATTAGACTGTGTCTGGAAACACATATCCTTCAACGCTCCAAATTGGAAATCAGAACCACCAGCTTTATACACTGCAAAATATATTGGAGCAGTAGCAGCAGGGGTCGGTTGTGACCAACTAAGAATAGCAAAGTAGACACCAATAGCTGTAGACTGAGTTTGTCTTCGTGAGACGTACTTTGAACAATAAGGAACAGCAAATTCAACTTCAGAATCACCGATAATGTCAACAATACGATGGTGACAATTCTGCCAATCATCAGTTGCATCATTAGCTAAGTAAAATACACCACGAACAGCATGCATAAGCGACGCAGTGATGTAAATTTTAAACTTATATGATCCAGCTGTGTACAAGAAGAACTGACTAACAGCATCAACAAAATTGATATTGATATCAGTTCGAGTTGTGCTGCAAATCAAACCAGCAGAAGTTCCAGAAACCCAAGAGGGCGAATTAATCAACATAGGAGTTCCAACAATGTACTTAAATGCCATCTCATCTGCACTAATACCACCAACATTTGGAATAGTGGAAATTGCATTTTCCTGATCCATTCCCATAGTAGCAACAGTTTCTATACCTTTACCAAGATTGATTGTGAAATTCGAATTAGGATTCGTAATCAAACCAACTTGAACAGTCTTAGGTTTAGAAAGACCAAGCATCTTTGAAATGGTTGAGCCAGCTGAAGTCAAACGGTGTAAATTGCGAGCGTATTCTCCCACGACAGGAATGTTGCTCATGGAAGAAGCAACAGATGAAACACTATCAAGGGCACCAGAGATAACTCCAGTTTTTCCTTTCTTAGCAGCTTCACCTGATTGAACTTCAAATGGCAAATAACATTTAGCATCAATAAATGAAGCTGTAATCACGATTTGCGCTGTATTAACATTACCTTGAATGTCAGTAAGTGGGTGTAAAACTCGGACATTAAACTGGCCCATCTCAGCTGAGAGATAACTCTGGAGATCCAATGCTCGGTAAGGCGAGACAAATGGAACGTCAAACACAGCCGCCTCACTTGCAGACGCAGATACGATAACGTGAGGACTACCACTAGATTGAGTAAGCGAACCACTGACAGCAAGTCCGTTGGCATAAGGTTGAAAAGCAACCATAATCTTGCCATAGACAAACTTCGTGGCAGTCATTCGAACTGAAAGACGAATTCCAGCTTTAAACATAGAAAACCCATTAATTTTGTTAGCAATAAAAGTGTTTGCAAACAAAACATCAGGAAATTTAATTGTGCCTAGCGATGTATTCCCCGCTTGCGAAGTGCTCCACGTGTAGGAAGCAACTTTATATTCTCTGTTTAGAGCTCCATCCATCTCAAATGCTTCAAGATTCATGTCAGACTGTGGTCCTTGCATGGTTTCACTATTAGCAACAGTATGCGTAACAGGGGCGGCGTCTTGAAAGGCACCAAGGGGGTTGATTTGTGTGTCGACTAGCACATTAACAGCACGCTCCGAAAATTGTGTGTTTTGGGTTGTTTCAACTTGTTCAGGATTATTAACTACAAAGGACTTAGAGTATCCGGACTGTGGGGAAAATGAGGTGTTCACTTTCTTGCCATCATTTACGTAATTTCTTTCATAGTACGTGAAGTACTCTTTCTGGATATTACGGATAAAACCTATAAGGTGAGGCGCTCTATCAGCAAGTGCTGAATAATATTTATCGACGTATTCATCAAAAACGTCTTGAGGATGATGAGATAGTTCTGAGAAAAAACTATCTGCAGTTGCAACAACAACTTCATCTTCAATCACTTGCCCGCGACCCCAATATGTTGATTCAACAATTGTTGTGAGGTCGAGCGGGGCGTGGACTATGCTTCTATACTTAACAAAACTACGACCAAGATAGGTTATAGTTTCAATAGAGTCAACTGGATCAACCTCTGCCTTTGAGCAATGAGTATATTCCATGTTGAACCTGCGTTTTATATGAACAGCAATGTCAGACACTCGCATATTTGGATACTCAGATCCTATCAAATTATCATCACCATACACAGCAAGTTGAAACTGATCTGAACGTAGACGTAAGTCCTTTGTTAAAACAGTAAACAACATACGCATGTTAGGAATTGACCCAATGATAGACGTGCCAGGAGTGCCAGAAGGCAAACCTTGAACAAGATCAAAGACATTGTTATATGCAATATTACGGGAACTATGAATGTGTTTCCAAAGCATCTTACGAGCCCTAGCATTCACTTCGCCATCATTATACCACCAATTGATGAGTTCCAATTCCTCCTCTAAAAGATCGCGAATCAAATTACCATCAAAATTGGCGTAATCGCCAGAAACAACGGACCCACCAGCAGCAACGATGCGCTCACGCAATTTGTACCATTCAATAGAATGTGCATTAATGCCTACTGACACAGGATGTGTAGTTGCCTTTGATTGCACATATGCAAAGAAATCTTGAAAGTACACGCGCATGAGAATAAGGAAATGTAATGGGCATGTTGAAAACACGCGAGTTTTTCCAGCTGCAACTTTTGCCAAAGCTCGAGTCTCATCTTTTAGCGTGGTAGCCCACATAACATCAATGTCTTTTCCACATCGAATATCATTATCTAAAGATTTAAGAGTCTCTAAAAATGCAGGCTGGTATGCAAAATGCAAATCGGGAGTAATCTCAATGTATGGACTTTTACCTTTTGTGGGCTTAAGCGTATACGGATATCCACAGGAAGTGCTGTAAACAATCGATCTAATCTCACGTTCAGTGTTTCCGTTCAACGCTTCATCCCACGAGAGCAAATTACCATCACTTCGAGGATACAATCGCTTAAAGTATTCGGCAAACTCTTTATCAGGCTCACAATGAGCAGTAGGTTCTTGACGCAACTTCTTCATTCCAAGGAACAAAGGATTGATCAGTATGCCTTCTGCGTTAGTGAAAGGACTAAGACGAGCTGGCAAATACTGAGGGTTACCATTCCAACCAAACATCTTTGATGGTCGCAACTTTGATCTGCGCGCAGGGAAATTGGATTCAGAGATTGGCACAGTATAAGCAATTTGCATTGGGAACTCACAACTCTGTGGCTTAAAATACAACCCAAAGTGAGTAAGAATGTCAGTGAAACATTCTTTAGTGAGATTAATTGCAACGCCATGAGGTTTACTAACTCCAATATGCATACCAACAATCATAACTTGGCCTTGAGGACCTTCAATGGCTATAGGAGAGCCAGAGTGTCCAGGCAAAGTACGACCATGATAAGAAAGGGCATACTCAACTGAAAATGTGTCATTGTTGTCATCAGCATACTTGAAAGCTTTAATTGGTGATGCCCTATGTAGGGTGATAAGAAATGCATCATTATTACGATCACGAGAAATCAACTTCATAACTGCACCAGGAGTGATATCAGCATAAGTTTTATCATCCCAAATGTATTTGAACAATTCGGGTGGCAAATTTCCAGTAGTCGGAACACGAAACATGTAAACATCTTCATCTTCCATAGAAAACATGTCTTCCGGCAAAACCAATTGCAATCGACCAGAGTCCCAAGCAATGGTAATCATCGTGTCCTCCAAGCATCTAAATTTTTCAAGATAGTGCCCAGGAAACACAAAAATACCTTCTTTCAGATGGAAACCAGTACAATTGTCTTGAATATGGCCTGTTTCGGATTGAGCATATGAATGTACAACACATTTACTTACTTTGTTAATGAGACTCTGTTCATAATTGTCAGCATTTGACTGTGGCTTGAGCCTAGTACGAGGTAAAAGTTTAGCTTTGTATTGCTTATTCAATTGACGACGAGCTGATTTAGTCAATGCGCGTGTCTCATGAAACCAATCACGTGATCCAGCTTGTGGTTCCACATGGTCGAGTGGTACATCGGGTTGTTCCATTTCCTCAACTTTCTTGTCTTCAATGGCATAAAACTTATTATAAAAAAAAGTTCCAGCCGTTACAAGACTAACCAATAAGAAGAAAACGCTAATAGATCGTGTTATGATCTTAACATCTTCATCAGACAAATTAAAAGGAGTGATAGTGAACAAGTGCTTCACAAACATGTGTATAAACACTTCAGGAGTGTATGGAGCAGGACACCAATCAGTTTTCTTACGCTTAACTCCTTCCCCAGCTTGCGGCTCTAGTGGCATAACTGGAACATTCGCCAAAGCTTGCGCTGCAGCAAACCAATCCTCATCAACCGGTTCTTGCGGTAATGCACCAATGGTGTTCTGAATGAGAATTTCATCAACCGCTTGTTCTTGAACTGGCAAATGAGTTTTCTTGCGAGGCACAAGCATAGGAGGTGCGCATGGAAGCTGAAAAGGCTGTTCAGGAGCAAAGCGTCCCAAACCTAAAAACTCATCTAGCTCTTCATCAGTGTAAGAATACTCAATAGAATTGGCGATAATCTTGTCTCGATGTTTCTTAACTAGCCAAGCAACTTGCTTCATGGACAGCCATTGACCAACTAATTCAGGAAATAGTTCACATTGTTGTACCTGAAAAGAATTGTTCTTTGCATCGGGTTCAATCGTAGCAGAACGCCACAAAACAATATGCATACGTCGAAGTAGCGCACCTTTCTTAGTGATACCAACATCAAACGTGTCTTTATCAAACCCAGCTTCTGCGAGATTAGATGATGCTAACACGTAATCAGAATCAAAAAAAGCTGTACCTTTGTCGCCAAAAGCCATATTAAGCGGGTAAACACTAGTGTTGACCATGTCAATGATTGTGGCTGCTTCAGTAGCTCGAGCGGTCATATCTAAAACCTTAAACATATCATCAATGACGACAAATTTTTGATTCATGTAACCTTCCCAATACTCATACCCTCGATAATTATAGACCATCTCGGGTTTGTACGTAATGTTCTCAAAACGGCACAAACATTGTTGCAACAACGCGGTACAAGCAGTCTTACCAATTTTAGGTGGACCAAAGAAAGTCACCATAGTAGGAGTTACACGGTTATGTGTTCCTCGAACCATGGCAGTAGCTTCTTTAGCTAAACGCTCCAATTCACGAAATCGATTCATGTACAACGTCTTTGCAAAATTGGGAACACGCTCCATGCGAGGATTGATATTCAACTCGCAAGCTCGGATGTGATGGACAATAATCTGAGCCATAAGCTCGCGATCAGCACCAATGTGTTGCTTAAGAACTGTGGACGATGTAAAATCCATGATTGTCAACACTTGCGTGATAAACAATTGATATTCGTAATCAAACGGGTCGAAAGCAAACAATACGCGACCAAGCACAGAAACTATCTTAAGTAATCCTTGCATTTTAGTAGATGCTTCTTTACGAACGTTGTTAATGTATGCAAATTCGGTGTTGAGTTCACGCATCTCTTTATCAGATAATGTACGAACGCCAGAAATGTTGATAAGGGTGGACAAATAAGATTGTATTTCGCCAAGATCAAACATAGATTGATGTTCAACATATGGACGCGAGTAATCGTTAACAATGTCATCTACCTCAAAATCGTGATGTGCAATTGCGTTCATGATCATGTTGTAATGCTCAACTTTACATTCACGCCGCTGACCATTGTAATTGAAACAAGGATGAATAGCGGCACGAGCATGAACAAGGTGACAAAAGTCTAGTTTATGAATTGCTGCAATAACATACTCAGGACGAGTAATTAGAAAAGTTTTGGCAGTCCAAGCTACAGACCTAGCGTCACCTTCGTAAGCATGATACAAGCACTCAACAAGAGCAGCAACCTCAACAGCCACAATCTTATCAGTAGCACTTAATTGACCTTTACCAACCATAAATTGTGACCAGTGTTTGATTCTATCAGTGACGTACTCAAATCGATGATTGAACCAACCATAAGTTTGAATAATATCAGCGATGGGCTTCCAAAAAGCAGCAATAATCGTGAAAACGTAAGCGGTTAAACATGCTCCAGCTACATAAATGATATTTCTACGCATATTGTATAAACACTTTGGTAGATAATCACTCTCTGACTGAAAATTGTCATTCCATTTGAGATCGCGATCCTTAGAAATGCGACGACGACTTGACAACTTATGCAACGTACGAGTTTTTGCAACTGTTGTTCCCTTAAAAGTGCGATTGAATTCGTGAATGTACTTGCGGTACATATGCTCAGCAACATGAGCTTTATCATGACCCTGAAGAAATAAAAGTGTTCCTTCAAGAGAACGCATGTGATCAGCAACAAATTCGGAACGCTCAGCATTATAATGATTGCGATCTTTACGACATAATCTACTAATCTCAAGAAATGTACGAACAAATTGTAAAATAATTGCTCGCATTTGTTGAACTTGAGATCGAAAAATGCGCAAATACTCTTCATCATCACGAACAGCGTACTTGGTGTAAATGTCTGGAATGTAACCTGATACCCAAGAAAGTTCGGCGTAATCAGGAATATCAACATTATTTGACCAAATATACAAGCGATCACAGAAAGATGAATAAATAGAATCGGAATTTTCACCAGCAGCAAGGCGGGAACGCAAGGAACAACGAATTTTCTGAGGCGAAAGCCAACGAGAAACATTCAAGCGCAACACATGTTGTTCAAGAATGTTAGATTCGACATCATATGTAACCAAAGGGGGCGTATAAACACCACGACGATTAGTTTTTCCAATAAAATGTTTTTGCGGCAAAGCGGGGAAACGTAACACTGGATCACTATGAATATGATATTGTTCATTGTCATTAGCAAATGCTTCTTGACAAACACAATAAGTACGAACTAAAAAACGTTTTAATGCTAATTGCCGCTCATCATTGTGCCACCAAGAATAACGCACGTCGTTAAGTCCACGAAGAAATTCACGATGATCTGCAGGAGTTTTGAAATCAGATGGCGCCATATGAGATAGCATACCAAACACTTCGTGCAATTTCTCATATTGCAACTCCATGAGCATTTCATTGAGTAAGGTGCCCTCAAAATCAAAACCATCAAAGACAGCTCCAGAATATTGGACGTGATTGGATTGAGCGCGAAATCTGATTGGACGAAAAGACAAAATCTTATCGCGCAACTTTCGACGGCAATCAACAATGTAACTTACATACGAATTATAGGGTACCTTAGCGGATTCAACACAACCATTAAAATCTACATCAATTAAGATAAGAGTAATAAAATTGCGATAAAGAACACATAGATGATCATAATGATAACATGTCCATAAATAGACACAATACCAAAGACCAAACGCAAGATAAATAAGAGACAAAAGCAAAATGATTTTTCCAACAAACAACAAATGATAATTAGTTTCTTTCATTTGTTGTCCAATGATATCAGTGAATGCTCTAGCTCGAGGCAAATTAGACAACACACAAGCTGCTAGTGGCAAGAAACTATGAGGTTTCTTAAGCATAGCTTGAATATTAATTCCCGCAGGAGTGTGGGGAAATTGCCAACTACGAGTCAACAATACAATGTTACGAATAACCCATTGATGGGGTGAAGGATCCATAACATAACCATTAGGATACCGTGAGGTATCAAGAGTGGGCATTACGAAATTTCGAATGCGACTAGAACGAGACGTATAGTCTCGCCAAAGTTCACGAAAACAGTATATGACAATGAAGATGCAAAGCATAAACAAAAAAACACATAAAAGTTTAGGGAGGGGGCGGAAGATAGATTGTAATGAATACCAAAAAACAGTAGTCAAAAAGACGATGTCTTGTCTTCCAACAAGAACATTATCGGGGCAAGAGGACCCATCAAACACAACTGGTGCAACTGGCACATATCTCGAAAGATTGTAACCCATCGCCCAGATGTTTTGAACATCATTGGATGCTTGTGCAAGAATAACCTTTCTGCAAGAGTTTAGGCTCGCGTTTTGCATGACAACCGAACTAATAATACCTGACTCCAGGCTACTAATA